ATTTAAATATACAAGCTAGAAAAATTAGACGCAAGCATTTTCAAAAATATCTTGAAGGATATGCAAAAGCACTTTCTAGTAGAGATGCTGAAAAGTATGTAGATGGTGAGGATGAAGTTATTGATTTTGAAACGTTGATCAATGAAGTTGCATTACTTCGGAATACATACTTGGGTATACTTAAAGGATTAGAAACAAAACAATGGCAAATGGGACACATTGTAAGATTGCGTACTGCTGGCATGGAAGATATTAGAGTTTGATATTTTCACAAGCACATCAGAATGCAATTGAAAAAGGCAAAGAGTTTCATTTAGAAAACCCTACATGGTCTGGAACTGACAGTAAGCACTATCTTAAATACACTAAAAAGTTAGCAAAATATTACAATATTAAAAACATACTTGATTACGGGTGTGGTAAGGGATTACAGTACGAAAAAGGTTACATGGATAAAATTGGTATTGAAGATGCTTATTTGTACGATCCTTGTGTTTCTAAATATAATAAATTTCCTCCCAAGGGTGCCAAGTTTGATGCTATATTGTGTATGCAAGTTATAAAACATATCCCAGATGAAGACTTACCTGCACTTAAACAATTCTTTGAACAAACTGCAACTAAATTTGTATTAATTGCCGATGTTGATCCCAGTGTTCCATCAAAAAAGAAAAAACAACTTATACAGGATTGGCGCAATCGAGATAACGCTTTTTACAAAAGTATGTTTGCTGACACCTGGTCCAGCTCGGCTAAATTATATTTTGCTTGGCACCAACCCATGGATACAAAAGCAAGAGAAGATAACTTAAAAATACAGGAGATTAGAGTTTGACATTTTCATCAGCGGACTTGAGTCATCAGCATTCATTGCAAACCTTAGAAGAACTATACCAGTTTGATGATTTTATGATGAGTGTGCGAACATTAGCTGATATGGGTTGCGGAAAAGGCAATGACATTGAATGGTGGGCAACTCGTACTACTCGGGATGAGCATAAAAAGCTATTAAATATCAAATGTACTGGAGTTGACACTACAGAAAAGTTACTGGTTGCTAATGAATATCCAAACATAAGTTATCAACGGCAGGACTTTGAAGATCCGTTTAAAAGAAAATTTGATGTAATATGGTGCCACGATGCTTTTCAGTACGCAATAAATCCACTTATTACTTTAAAAAATTGGAATAAAGCACTCACATCAGACGGGATGCTGGTAATTATTTTACCGCAACAAACTGTTATGGAGTTTAGAAGGCAAGCCTTTGATCAACCGCACGGCGTGTATTATAACTGGACACTTATAAGTCTTATACATGCACTTGCTGTTAATGGATTTGATTGCGCCGGCGGATTTTTTAAAAAAGAAAGAGATGATCCTTGGTTACATGCTATTGTGTACAAAAGCGAAGTAAAGCCAATGGATCCCCGTACTACTACTTGGTATGATTTAGCCGAAGCAGGGCTTTTACCAAGCACATTGTGTTCTGGTGTAGAAAAATATGCTAAAGCTAGACAACGTGATTTAATATTACCTTGGTTAGGTGGCTCTTTAATTTCATATAGTGATTACTGATTTTAATCTAGAAAGTGGTAATCCGTTAGCAATTTCTTCCACTGTAAATTCACTCCAGGCAATATCGTTGAGCCATTGTTGCCTGTCTGGCAGTAGAGGATTTTCTATATCGTATAAAAAATCTATATCGTTAGCCACATCGTAAGCAAGACTATGGGTACTAACAAAAGCAGGAACACCATTGACACAAGAGTGCGTCCCCGGATTTGAGCTGTAACTGACAGTAGCCCACACATTATTGAAATCCATATCAAAGTCATCATAGGTGCCGTTAACATGTTGTGGTTCCTGTCTGTGTACATTTTTAAGTCCACGTTCTATATGTTCTAATCTACAACGTGGGTGTGGTCGAAATACAATTGGACGCTGTGTGTATTTACGTATTTCGTCGTATGTTTCTAAGAACCAATTGCTCATACGTGGCATATTTTGCCACTGTAAACTCTTATCGTGTTGTCCGCATACTAAAATAAAATCCCCGTTGGATCTCCAAGGTTTACAAACCAGTCCCAAGCTAACAGCCCTAGACCTATCATTGTCTTGCTCACCAAAGTAAGCATCTCTGTTAATTCCATTTAGTCCTACTTTCCATGTTGTTCCGCGTTTGATACTACCAACTTCGAGGACAATAACTGGTTTCCGAAGTTTTTGACAATGGGCCCAAATATCTTTGTTACGAGCCATTCTACCGTGAAACAAAACGCTCCAAATAACATGAACATCGGAATCGTTAATATTATCACTGTTACCAATGTGGTGCCCATTAGCAATACAACTATGCTCAAAAGCATCAAAAATAGATTTTGCATTTAGTGCTCCATACTTTCTCCAGAGCTTGAATTTCATTATGAATTCCAGTACGCCTCTGGTCGATTGACCATTATATCTTTAGCCAAACTTTTACCTGTATCCTTACGGGCACCTTTCATATGATCAAGCCATTTGCCAAGTGCACCATTAATTAAGGGATGCCCTCCCCCGCCTGATTTTGCTTCTTTTAAATACATCTCAGCACTGTAATCGTGTGCAGTTGGAAAGTCTGCTTTCATTTTATTAAGTATATGACCAAATACATAACTGTCATGCCATTCTTCTAATGTGAAAATACCATGTTCAGCATCTTCATACATACGTTCAAACTCTTTAAGGAACTCGTGGCACACTGGATGATTTAGATTTAATCCATAAAATCCACACTCAGGCCAAGTCTGTGATCCTTTTCCTCTACCTACATATGTAATCCAGGCATTGTCTGGTAATTGTTCTGCAAACTGTTCATAACTCCATTCACTGTGTACAAATGTATCTGCATCCATCCATATACACCAGTCTTTAGAGCGTGTACAAGCGTCATACACAGCATATGTCTTGTTAGCAAAGCGTATAGCATCCCATTTAAATGTTTTTTGCCAATCTTTACGACTGCGTTGCGGTTCATTACTAATATCACCGTTTGCTTTAGGTATATTACACCAACGTTCTTTAAATGCATTTAATTTTGGTAATGCTTGTTTTGCATTAATTATTTCTATTTGGCCAGGATTAGGGTTGTCAGGCATACAATCTTCTACATATACTAATAGTTTAATACGTTTGTCTACTTGTTGTACAAAACTATTTAAAAAACGCTGTCCGTACTTTCTCATTCCATCTGGATGAAATGTTGTTAATACTGTTATATTTTTCTTCATATATATTTCCTCATGTGACGCCATGCCTCGCCGCTGCGTAGTTCTTCAAAGCTCCAGTGAAACATACTAATACGTTCTAACCATGCTTGTCTGTCAAACTCAATTGGATTTTCAATTCTACTAAAATCGTTATGTGCAACTTCTTTGCACTGGCTTTTAATTGGGTCAGTTACAAATGCATGAAAACCTTGTATGATAGGACCAACTATACTGCTACTGTTATGATTAACAACAGCCCATGCTTTGTGTAAGTCTTGTTCAAGTGGAGTATCAAACGGGCTTATAGTAGTGTTATGCAAATTGTTTACTCGGCAGTTTTTTCCAGTCAGATACTCTTTGGCCCTTTTATCCCCTGGATGAGCTCGTATTACGATAAGACGGTCTGTGTGAACTCTAATTTTTCTTACAGTTTCAATTATCCAATCTTGTATATTAATTCCATCCATGCTCCAACCACCATTGCGTTGACAGCAGAGTATTATATATTTTCCTCTAGTTTTATAAGGTAGTAATTCAATTTGGGTTTCGCGTTGTATTTTCTTCCATCGATGTCGGTGCGGATTATCATCAAAGTATATTCCAGTAGTTGGAAAAATACCATCAATGCTGTATCGTAAATACCCCCATGGATTTGCTGAATTTGAATACAGGAATAAGTTTGCATCGGCACATAAAGTTCTTGCATTGCACTCAATTACTCGTCGGCGCAAATCTAAGTGAGGAGTATGAGTTTGCTCATACACCCAACCTTGTATCATATTTAAGTCACTTGGGATAACATCAAATCCATCATGAATAATTCCTTGATCGCCACATGCACAGACTCCTGTGATAAAATCTCGAAGGAGTTGTACTTTTTGAGGTTTATTATTTCTACCTGGAACTGATTTTAAATAGCTAACTACTTTCATTAAGCATTTCCCATGCAAATCCTGACAACATTTCTTGAGGTGTAAATTGACAATAACTCAAATGTGCTGCAAATTCAATAACATCTTGTTTTTGTGGAATATATAAATCATTTAAATCAGATATTTTTGTGTTACACAATGCACTGGCAGAATTAGCAGCAAGAGCAATAGCTGGTACTCCATGTAACATTGCTTCTGTTGCAGCAATACTATTATATGTTATTAACACATATGCTTTATCTAATGCATCCCATATAGTGTCAGAACTAATACGCTCGGTTCTAGTAGGTTTATCTCTCATATTAATAGGACGATCGGTGAATTTTCTAATTTCCTTTACAGTATTATACATCCACTTGTCGGGATCCTCCCCGTAAAATTTCATTACTTTCCCACTGGGTGGACAAATTAATATTTCATCACCTCGTTTTTTCTTTTCAGGAAAGTGATATCCTATCTTGTTTAACCTATCGTGCGGCCGCTTTCTTATTTCACTTAAATTTTGCATACCGTTTTTAGTAATACGGTGATACGTTTTATGTTTAAAATTACCAAGATACCCAGTATCTAAATAATAAAAAGTTCTTCCATTTGCTATACAGTCTTTGATTGCTTCCTGGCACTTTCCACTGAGACCTCGGATCAATAACGGAGTAGTTGATTTCTTTTCTCGATTGTAACTTGATATTCTGCCATTAGAGCCTTTAACAAAATTAACACATATAGGATCGTATTTTAATCCTCTTTCCTCATAAGGTGCATCGCTTTCAATTGAAACACATCTTATTGTTTTACTATCTGGGTGTCGCATTTGATCTAGCTCCTTGTTATCAAAATATCTATCTTTTGGGTCTATGAGTCTTTCAAAACTTTTTTTTAAATATGCTCGGGCTTCAAGACTAAAAGGTAAATGATCGATTGGCTCTTCTTTACCTTCCCAGTACGGTGCTTTTAATTTTTCTTGAGTGTCAAATAATTGTTGGTGCAAACACCTTCTCTCAACTTTATAGTATTCATTGGCATATTCACAATCTTCATGTTCTTTAAACCATGGGCCGCCTTCTGTGTAATGCAACGCTTTGGGTGTGCCGTGAACACCTTCATGGTACCAACCTACTAACCAATTCCATTCGTGTGAAAACTCTCCTAAGTATCTATCAGTAATCCAGCTAAATCGATGCAAATACTTCCCAGTCTGTTGATTTACTACTTTTGCTGTAACAAACTTGTTCTTTACATGTCCACAATTGATTAGCATACAACTGCTCCAATTTTTACGTGGATACAAGTGTTGGGCTTGTCCGTCCATTTTAGTAGACTCAGTTGGAGTGTAGTCATGATGGGCACACATTATTGCATATTTGTCATCACGCTCATTAAATAATTTCCTAACATCATCCAAGAAAACAAAGTCGCAATCAACAAACAATGCCCAACCTTTAAAATTACACAACTCGGGTATTAAAAATCGGGTAAACGTAAATTCAGTACTGCTAAGTGTATCAATTTCTCGGGTATACAATCCTGCCCCACGTAGATTTTTCTGTTTAAGGGGTACAATTTTAACTGGACCAGTAGCATGATCAAGTATACTTTGCTTGCATACTCGATAGGCAATATCTTCGCGGCTATCCCAACCTACAAATACATGCAGGGTTTCTAATTCTTCGTTTATGTTATCACCATCCAAAGATATAATCCTTCCTAACATTAGTAATTTCTTTTGCTCCGTGCATTTTTAAATATTTTCCTGCACATTCTTCAGTATCAGGATGCTGTTCGCATACTATAACAGGTTTGTACTTTAGTATAGTATTCATTGCACCTTGCAATACTTGTAACTCGTGCCTTTCACAATCAATTTTTAATAAACCAAACTTTGGTAAATTTAAATCATCCATTCTTTTGATTGATATATCACCTTCACCAACTTCACTAACAAAACTATTACCAGTATTGTTGCTATCGTACTCCATTATTACTTGACTGTTTGTATTACCTAATGCACATTCATTAACTTGCACTGGTAATCCTTGCACATTTAAATGTAAGCATTCATAAACTTGTTGCATTGGTTCATATGCAATGACTTGATCAAATTTTTCAACTAAATGCACAGCCCATAAACCAACGTTTGCGCCAACATCAACTGCAAGAGAAAAATCGGTTACATACTTGTATGCTTCGTCTCTAACATCATCTTGATATTGCGGCGGCCCGCCATTTCTTACACGTTTTTTAATTAAACGTTCAAAATGATTATCACTATCTGGCATCCAGTAATTAAAAACTTGTTTCACTTTACACCTATGATTTTATTTTTACCGCCAGCGTAAGCAATTGATTGATACCCCAAAGGGCTTAATATTTCTAAGACTGTATCTTTTGAATGTCCATATCTAGCTTCATGCCCTTTGCATTCATATAAAATTACAGGACGATGTGTTGTTATTAATTTAATACCACCTTTGATAATCAAAGGTTCATAACCTTCTGCGTCTATTTTAATAAAGTCAACATCGGTTAGTTCAAGTGAATCAAGTGGTTTTACTGGAATATCTCCATCACTGCCTGGGGTAACATGTGTACTAAATGTTGACTTTTTTGCATTGTAATTTAAACTTACATTTTGTTCTATTTCTCCTATGCCATGGGCATAAGTTTTGACATTGTCTAAGTTAAACTTTGCCATGTTCATTTCTAAACACTTGTAAACCTTGGGTTCAATTTCAAATGCATGCACTTGCTGAAAGCGACGGCTCATGTGCTGACACATTAGTCCATAGTTTGCACCAATGTCAATTCCTGTACGATAGTTCTCACAAAGATCCATGGCTGTTTCAATTTGTTGTCTCTGGTAAGATTCCAACAACGGGCTACTAGTTCTTTTTAATGCCCGTATGAGTGTTTTGTCATCTTTAATAATTGTCCAACCTTGTATTACATCATGTTCCACTATGTACGCCTCTCAATGTCGTCTTCTTGTAATGTAGTGCCCATCCAAACTTCTATCACTTTGGCAGGCACATCTCCTATATTAGTGGCTTTATGCCACGTCATGGTGGGGATATCAATACTCTCACTTGGACCATATGTTTTTGATAGTTTATCACCATTGGGGTATTCTAGTTCCATTTTAACTAGTCCATCAACTACACACCAATGCTCACTACGAACAAAATGACGCTGATCACTTAGTGATTTGTTGACATCAAAGCATAGTTCTTTAACTTGCCATGTGTCTTGCTTGTCAAGTATAGTATAGTTTCCCCAGAGTCTTTGTGTTTTTGGTTTTTCCCAATTTTTTAATATCCAGCTGCTGCTATTCTTCTTATCTTCGCCACCTACACCAAATGCAAATTCAACATCATCAAAAACCATTTCCGGAATGTTTTCTGCACTGCGATCGCCACCGTTTGCAAAGATAACATGTGAATCTGGATACATCATTTTTACATTTTTGATTGCTTCAATTGCAGTATCATCGTCGTCTGTAAAACACAAACAATGATCTACAATACCTAACTCTTGAATTATGTTGACTCGTTCTGGTCCAGGCATAAAGGCCCTACCTTTTTTACGTGTAAGCCAGGCATCGCTGTTTACACCAACAACCAACTTATTTCCTAATTTTTTTGCTGCCTTAAAATAGGCAATGTGTCCGCTATGGAGTGGATCAAATCCACCAGTGACTAGTACTATTTTTTCTTGCATAAAGTTATTTAGTGACGTTTAAATGCAGTAAATATGTTTTTAGAAGGCAAAAATTTATATGGATAATACAGTAAATTGTGCATGTTTGATACATGGCGATGTGTATGAATGGCAGTATGTAGAAAAGTTATACAGTATGTTGAAAAGAAACATCAGCTATCCAGTAAGATTGCATGTGTTTACTGAGCCTGAAAGACCAGTGCCAGCTGAATTTGTTAAACATGACTTAACTATATGGGATGGAGTTAGCGGTCCTAAAAAAAGCTGGTGGTACAAAGTCCAAATGTTTGATAGAAAACATTTTGCAGGAAAACTTTTGTATTTTGATTTAGATGTTGTTATTACTGGAAACTTAGACTGGATACTAGCATGCAATCCTCAATATCTTTGGGCTATACGAGATTTCAAACATTTATGGAGACCACAATGGAATGGTATAAACAGTAGTATGATGTACTGGGATACAATGCAATATCATCGAGTATGGAAAAACTTTAGCAAAGGTGATATAAAAGAAATTATGCGTAGGTTTCCTGGTGATCAAGATTATATTAGTAATACTGTTGACTTTAAACAATTTAGATTTTTTGATCCTCAAAAGATAGTAAGCTGGCGCTGGCAAGCAAAAGATGGAGGAATGAGTTTTGAGGGTAGCAGACATTATGCTCGTCCTGACGCAGGCACAGTTTTACCTCAAGGGTGTAATGTAATGATATTTCACGGATCGCCTAAACCACATCAAGTAAACGATCCTATAATAAATGGTTATTGGGTATGATTATAATAAACTTTATGCCAGGAGCAATGGGACATTTTCTATTAGGGCAAATTTATAGATGCTTTCCCAGTTACTATGAAGATAAAGTAGTGCAAATGAACCAACGATATTCATACATGCAACAAAAATCTACCAATCATCATGCAGAGCCTGATTTACGTTTACCGCGTCACGACATAATTGAACCACATCATTTGAGTTGGTTATTTGATAATCATGGATCGTTACATAAAACTGTTTTGTTACACAATTATAATATATTACCCAAACGTGAGTTACGCTACAACAGTATAATTAATATAACTTGTAATGGATTAGCAACACAGCATACTTGTGCTTTTTTAAGCTGGATTAAGAACGGTAAATGGCATATAAAAAGTATCCAAGAGTCAGTTGCGTTAGGAAACAATCTTTATCAAGAGACATGTGAGGAAATGCATCGATATACAAAAATGTACATGCCGTATCCAGAATCACATTGCAACATTGAATTTTGGGATATGAAAAATCCTGATAACTTATTGGGTGTGTTAGGATCAGTTGCCCGGCATATAAATACTAATCGTATTACACCAATTAATAGAGTACAATATACACAGACTTATGCAAACACATTACAACCAATACATAAACACGAAGAACTGTATCAAAACATGATGTGGGTATACAGTTGTTTACAACAGTATGCAAAAGATCCAGTTCCGCAGTATCAAGATGCATTTAAAAATGATACAAAAAGGTTTAAATATACAGTTGAACAATTATTCAAGGTGTTTGAATAAAACATCATAAATAGTAGAGACAGAATTTCAATAGGAGCTTCATAGCAATGGCAAAAACATTACGAATTATTGGTTTGGGATTTCACGCATCACAAGCAACAGTAACAATCAAACTTGACGGGGCAACAGTTTATACCGGAAATGTACCAACAGATACAGTGAATCCGTATACTGTAGATATGACAAATGCACAATTGTCAACAGCTTTTGCAACACCAGTACATACATGGGATGTTGCAGTTGATTCAGCTGGCACAAACAGTTTAGAAATCGAAGCAACACAAGGAGACTTTGTTTTCTTAAGAGCTGACAGTAATTATATGCCAATTAGCTACATTGCATCTCCAAGTGATATGTTTAGTTCCGGTGAGTTTGGATATATTAACTGCTATTATACAACTACTTCAGATGGCGTTTATAGAGATCCCAACAGTAGTGTACAAATTGATAGCGTTGCTCTTACTCCTTCGCGTAGTGCCGGTCAACTTTTAGGACAATGGAACTGGGGAATTGAAAGTGGCCAAGTGTTTACTAGTACGTTAAATGTAAGTGCTGGGCTTGAAACACCTGATCCACTTGATGAAGCAACACTAATTAAATCAACTCTAAGTTACACCGGTGATGGTACAACAAACTCTTTTGCAATCCCAACTGATGCAGGTGGTGCAGTACGTACAACAACAACTGGACTAGTCAATGGTGCTGATCAGCTTACAAACTGGGTAGTTGATCAAGCTAGTAATCCAAAAGTTGGCGCATTTAATGTAGTTCCAGCTAGTGGTACAGCTATTGTTATTAATCGTGTTGAGAGATTTGATGACAGCTTAACAAGCTATGCTAATTTTGAACTAGTATAATATACCAAAATAAAGGCACTTTTGGGTGCCTTTTTTCTTGACTTTTTTTCCAATTCCTTATTAATCAACGACTTAGTTGCCCAAGAAAAGGTTGCTCAAACGAGCATTGTGTCATATAATATATGTAACAGTTAAAAAACAAAAAAGAAAAAAAAGATGACAGAAGAGCATAGTCCAAGGGTAGACGGATTCAATGAAGTTGTTGTATACTGTGATACTAATAGAACTTGGTGTATGGGCGAACAAATGGATCATCCTAAAGTGTACTACACAATACCAGATGGCGGAGAAGCTATATGTGGTTACTGTGATATAAA